AAATAAAAAACCCTACGAAATTACTTCCGAAGGGGATTCTCCACAATACTATATTAAACGCTCAGATTTTGCTCTGGTGAAGCCTGAGTATTACTAGCGACCTAATCTACCATTCACGACTTTCAGAAGCGTTACGAGTTCAGTCAAGGCTTGGGTATTCTCTTCTCTACCCTCTTGGTCAGATTCTATTATCTTTGTCAACCTATTTTCCATGAAAACCCTGTCTTGCCTTGTTTGCTCTTGTTGTTCTTCCCACTTCTTAGAGTTGGTTTTCCTATCTTTCCGGTAGAAATGAAATATAATCACAGCTATTACCCCACCTGTTCCTAGACCTGATATTAACTCTACGAGACTAACATCCATAGGACACCTACCAACTTATAAATCGCATAGCACCATAGGGCTATCTGACAGGCAATACCCACGCCAGAACCGACCATAGCCCCCATGTAATCCTTCCAAGCCTCATCCTTAACGTGCTTGTCCTCATTTTCCTCATATCGGATAAACAACCAGAGAAGGGGTAAGCTCATAGGGAAAGTCAAACCAATAAAGAAACCAACACCAGTATGGAGCATGACCCTGTAGCCAAAATCACCCTCATCATCTCTCTCATGTTTGATTAACCGATTGAATAATTTACGCATCATTAAATCAACTCCATTAAGTACCCTCTACCTCACTAGGTATTAGTTCAACACACCTCATTTGAACTTGTGCTTCCCTACCCTGTTCAAAGTCGTAGTTCTCTTCTGTTAATTCGGTAGCTGGAACTCTGGTTATATCAACGTGCTTTGTGCCTATCTGTCCGTATTGCAACGTCCTCAGTGTTTTCACCATTGACATTGAACCAATCTCAGTCAAAATCTGTTCAGCACTTCTTTGTTCAGATTTCGTCTTATTAACATCAATCACAAAATCATACTGTTCTCTTATATCCGGCATTACTTTGTATTGTGTTATCATTGAACGAAACACAGGGTTTCCATCAGCCCATTGTAATCTCCATTGCATAGCATGGGCAGTTTGACCATAAGGGCTACCATAAATAGCAAAGTTACCAGCCGGGTCATCAATGGTTGAATAGAATGTATACAGGAATTGTCCAGGAGAAGTTCCTAATCCTGCTGACCTATCAGCAGCGTTGTAAACATCAATCGCCATAGTAATAGGTGGCCTTGATAAATTTGCATCTAACCTTGTGTTCAGATACGTTGAGATATTCTCAGGCATCCCCATATCCATTACTGGTGTGTGAAAATATGCGGGGTCGGCATTATATGAATATGTAGCTGCAAGAGTCGGCTTTATCAATGGATTCATAAAATAGCCAGGAAAGTTACTATTGCCGAAAATACACCATAGCCTGTCAATAGCATCAGGGGCATTGGAGACAAACATATCCCTAACCCATACACCAGCACTAGGTATTCGGGCATAATATTGCCATATGTTCTGTCTATCCATTGTTAGTATATGGGAGAATGTTGCACCTTGAACTGCTGCAAATAGCCAATCTCCTGCTGAAACCATAGAAGTAATCTCACCCATCTTATCAGAAGGCAGACCATCTTCTCTATCATAACCAACTGAGTTTATCTGAGGTTCACTAATATCATAATGCTTTAATGAGAACCTATGTTTGAAATAAAGGTCATTATCAAACATGACCTGAACGCCATTCCTTTCTTGTGTATCGCCAAAGTCTATAGTCACAGCAGGAGTCTCATCGAAGTCATATATACCACCAGGAGTATAGGCGAAGGATGTTACACCATCACTTACTATTTTAGGTAAATAACTACCAACAGCACCACTTACTGTAGCTACTGATTCGGCTGTGCCATAAGCACCATCAATAACATACATATAGAGGCGGTTAGCATCATAAGACATAAAGTGGATAGTACCACCTAATCTACCGAACTGAGGGTAAAGGCTTAAACCCTTATACCTACCCACCCATCCACCTCCTACACCACCTAAAGACCCCCCAAGAGTTGGCACAGAGTATATAGTACCAGCACCAGCTACAAGAACTTGGTTTGAAACTGCTATGACAGCTTCACACACTAAGCACTCGTCTGCCTTAGAACCTATAACAACTACATGACTACCAAGAGTATCCGGTGCTGAGAATTTATAAGCTATCGGTGGCGCACCAGATGGGACTCCTGTTTGTCTAATAAGGTATAAGTCATTGGCATATGATAAAGCCACATCCAAATCACCGGCTGATGGATTGAGAGTAGGGGTAACAAAATCAGGAGATAAAACCATCTCAGACCATCTAGTATCTACGTTCTCAGCATCCCACAGTCTGTTAGTCTGATAGTCGTGAACTATCTTCTTACCCAAACCACCAGACCAATCATCAAATATAAAAGAGGACAGACCACTTCTATCCCTTCTCTGTTGTTGCCCAACAGTTCGGATATTCTGTGGAAAGTCCTCTATCATGCTACGGAGAACACCAGTATTAGGTCTCAACTCATATGGTTGACCATCTAAAAACACCTTCATTCTAACGAGTCACCTTTTTACCTCTAGGATAACTGTGAACAAAGTCATCGAGAGGTCTGAAATCATCCCTGAACATATAGAACTTCCTTCGCCATTCATCATTCTCATTTATACGCTGAGAGGCAAGCAACATAGAAGCACCCATGACAGTAAATTCTTCAATGTCAACATCAAGTGTAGCATTGTCTGTTGCCTGTATCTGAGGTCTAGCCTGTCCTATCACATTCACCAAGACATTATTGAAGTCAGTAAGGCTTATCTTCCGGCTATCGAACATGATAACGTATGTGCCACCAGAGTTAGGGTGAATCTCCCAATATCTAGGCGGTATCTCATATATCCTATTAACCTTATCTACTGAGGCATAATCTGTATTTGAAGAAGGTATGAGCCTCAGTGTTTCGATATAGTCAAAGCCTGATGGAACAGCATACTCATACTGAGTAGCAACCAAAGCCATAGTTGCAGTAACATCTTCAAGGAATTTAATCTTGGCTTTACCAATCATCCGATCAATAGCATTATCATAGTCTGACTTGCGGAAGTAATCGGTGACTAACGCATTGGAGCTAATTGTTGGTGTGGTAGTGAAGCTATGAGTGAAAAGAATTTCTCTATTTGTGGTGTGAATTGAACCGCATACTCTTGATTGACCAGCAAGCCCACCCCCTGAAATGTATGCGTACTTGCCTTGTAACTGTAGAGCATCAGACATAATGAGTTCATCTAATCTTATGGCAGAAGCGTAGGCTGAAGCTACTGTTTCGTCAAATAGCAAGTCTCCCAAGTTTTGAGCAGTAGCTTTAATTGCATCTAACCTGTTCATACTATCACCTCCGTTTCACTTCATCCCCTCCAATCTGCTTAAAAAGCTGTAAAATCTTCTTAGCTTGGCCTTCCCATGAACGAGCCAAAGCATATTCTCTACCATCATGCCTTAATTTTTCGCATAAGTCAACATCTTCTAATGTTTTCACTATTGTATCAACAATCTGCTGTTGTGTAAAGTCTAATCCTAGAGGTATTCCCCTCTCCCCAACAGTCTCACCCAAAGCGCCATTCATCCGGTAGAAGTTTATCACCCCTGCTGCCTGTGCTTCAAGGAAAGAGATGCCGTATGTCTCCCTGAAGTCGTGTGGTGGTGGATATAACAGGCAATCAGTTCTCAATAACTCAAGCGCCAACTGTTCCTGACCTATCCGGCCACACCATTGAACCCCATCTTGCCTGACTAACTGAAGTAACTTGGCTTTCAATGCCCTCTGTGAATCTATGAATAGAGTGGAATCAAAGTATTCCCACCCATAGTAGATATTTAATGTAGCATCGGGTAACGCTTCCTTCAATAACGGCCACAACTCCAATACCTGTTCCAATCCTCTATCCGGTGAACTCATCCATATAAAGCTGTGCGGTATCTTTTCGACTTCCCTCTTGAATCTCTCAGGGCGAAGGGCATTACCTATAACAGCCATCTTCGGCAACCTGTAGCAAGTGGTGTCCTCAAAGAACGTGGCTGGAGTCCATAAGTCATCATAGGTCTTTTCCTGGTCATCAAGGTCTATGACCTCACAATCCTTCAGGAATGGGTATGTCCTCTTCAGGTGTTCTATATGCCAGTGGGATAATCCCACTATACAGTCAAGCTCTTTGGCCACATCAGGAGTCAGCCTATCCCAACAGTGAATATCGTGACACCATAGCCATTTCTGCTGTGCCGGGATAGCCTCATAGAATACATCGGGATTCCGGGAAGATATGAAAAGGTTGCATGGGGATGATTGAGCATTGTATAACTCTGTCGGTCTGTAATAGACACCATCCCATATTTGCTTGTCCATTGCATAGAGGATACAATGGTTGTTCAGTTTCTCCAATTCATAAGTTGTTTCAGCAGCCCACGTTTCTGATCCCCCACAACCTATCTCTCTTATTGTTTTGGGATTCCAATGTTCCAATCCCTTACCAAGAAACAGGCGAATCAACATATCGGTAGGTTTCTTGAAGTCATACTCAGCCCATATCCTCTTATCATCCTCTTGGAAGTTAATAATGTGCCGACCATCTTTCGATGTAATCAATCTCTCCATATCGCTGAAAGCCATGATATTGAACTGGTCTACATTATCCTGTACCCTTGAAGATGTAACTGTGATATGTTCAAAGTTCTGGTCTGCCTGTTCCAAGAATACCTCTGGATTGATACACCTATCTATATTGATGATAGCCTTACCCTTACCTAAGTCTACCAGTTCCGGTTTATTCTCAATCTGCTGGTTGTGATGATCCACACCAGCAACCAGAGTCGGGAACTCCTCTGTATCTCTCCACCACCAGGGGGTAGCCTGCACCAGATGATTTAATTTCGTTATCTCTTTGTTATCTAGCAGATGCACAGCCAGCAACTTGATAGCCTCATCCACTCTGTTCTTCTTGATTTCGTTTTCTATCAGCCTCAGATGATACTCATTCTCTCGGGTTGGTCTAATCTGATATGCTTGACTAAGGTAGTTAAGAGCCTCATTAAGTTCCATCTTCTTCAGGTGACACTCAGCAAGTATGGCTAGTGTATTAAAGGAATACTCCAAAGGATTGATGAATATGATAGCTGGTGGTTCGGTCATCAGTTCCTTATTCTGAGATAGTTTTGCAAAGTGAATGGCCTTATCGAGTTGTCCGTTCTTTAGATAGGAAAAGGCAAGCTCCACATAGCCATCCTTATACTGAGGAAATAGGTCAATACACATCAATGCTACCTCAATAGCCTGTTTATCATTCAATTCCCTCAGAGCTTTACAAGCATAGCATAGAGCCTGGTATCTCTCTAGGAGTATAGCACCTTCGTCAGAGCCAAATTTAAGATACCACTGTGCTGCCTCAGTCCAATGCTGTCCGGCAAAGTTCTGGTGTCCTAAGTATAGCCATACCCTCTTATCTTCAGGAGTCTCCTTGAGCATCTTGTTGAGTATGGTGAAGTTTCTTACCCCTCTGTCAACACCAGTTCTGTGCCGATGTAGGATTATCACTTCATCACTTCTGACATACTGAGTAGGGATTAACGGAGATACAGTCTCATGCAATCTACCTTTCCATATCCAGCCACAAGACCTTCTGAGTAGGCGTTCACGCTCGTACAGAGTAGTGAGATTACCGAACTCATCAATGGAATAATGATAGGGAAACCATATACCACCTACTTCGGGCTGTGCGTTCTCTGCCAGTTTTCTAAGGTTCTCAGGTTGATAAATAATATCATCCGAATCTACCCACATCAGCCAATCGGTAGTAAGGTGACTGAAGCTGAAGTTTCTCTTCGCAGCGAAGTCATCAATCCAGGGACCGAAGTTATAAATCCCCACTTTGGGAGATGCCGACTTGATAGCATCAATAGTTTCCTGTGGTGTGTTATCCTGAATGGCTACTACTATCTGGTCAACATCCTCTTCAAAACTCTCGATACATTCCTTGATTGATTCAGTCTCGTTATATGTGATTATGGCTACGCCTATCGTTTGCATGAATTACTCCTTATGACTCAATAGTAAATGTGTTCTTATCAGGCACTATCTTGATACACGGACAGCCTATCCTACTTGGCTTGTAACCCTGCTTCTCGGCATAGCTTATCCCTATGTTCTCGCCTTCCTTCGGTTGCGTATATGTTTTGAGCCATGACCCCGTAATAGTAGCTGCCAATTTGGTACTCTTGATCCTTTTGCTGATACACTCTAGCCTGTCAGGTGTGTGCTGTGTCATAGCGTGAAGATGCCCCATCAGATAGACATGGGCATAGGCTTCATTGACCAATCTCATTAACCTCATTAACCTTGCACCCTCTGTCTGTGCTGCCCCTGCACCATGCCATGCGTGAACCTTGAATAACCTACTTGGTGGTGTTTCTGTTTTGTTCAGCCTCTTGAAAAGCAACAAAATAAATGCAGCATATCCACCATACAAAACACCTAAGTCCTTGCAAATATTCCGTGTGAAGTCATATTGGTAGCTAGTATGTATGGATTCCTCATGGTTTCCAGTGAGCAAAGCTATAATCTTGTGTCTTACTGGCTTGAATAATTCCACTACCCTCTCCCTCTGAGATTCAATGATGTTATCTTTAGTCACCCATCCAGATAACCCCATCATATCGAATCGCTTGTCATCCTTCACTATACACTCGGCATAATCACCCATACCGATGATGTAGGCATTTTTCTGGTGGGCTATCTCTCTTATCTTTTCCTTGATGTCATTTTCTGCACAGTGAATACTACCTATATGAATATCACCAATCGGGTATATGTAGAACTCATCAGGTCTTTTGTATTCAACTATTTTCTCTATGACTTCCATATTCACCCCTTAATTGTTCCAACCCTTCCATCAAGAGCCGAACTAAATCTTCTATCATATCATGGGTCATCCAAGGAAAGTAGTTTTCTATTACAGCATGGCAGACATGGGCTTGCTGATAACAATAAGGTAGTGTGGAGTCCACTATAACGACTAACTCACAAGTTGTATATTCTCCACCGTGTAGATGCGCTGTTTGAGTATCTTCTTGTTTAACTGTTATCTGCATAATACTCCTGCTATTATAATAAAAACTGCCATAAATATTCGTATTAGCCTTATCCAATGGTCACGCTTAAAAGTCTGTCTCAAACTACCTTCATAACTGGGAGCATTGATGTAAAGGTGAATACTATATATGCCATCTGATAGTAGCCATGTTCCTATAATTATTAAAGCCGTTCCCATATTAACCTCAAGCAAAACTACATTTCTTACAGAGTCCTATGCTTGACCGCTTATGCCGATTATGTTTTTCTCTCAGCTTGGTTAATTCCTCATTCTGCCAATCTTTCCTCAAGTCTCCACTGTAATGCCCTAAGTCTAACGTGAAATCAGCATCCCAACAACAAGAACTCAGCTTGCCATCATAGCCCACCACTATATCAGAGAAGATTGACCGGCATGGTGCTATCCTTTGTATCAACTTCATGTTGCTCCTGTTGGCAGAGGAAGCAGTAAGTAACTGAGGTGCTGCCTGTTGCTCATGCCAAAAGGCTACGAAGTAATCCCTTTCAAGGTCTGACATATATTGTGGTGAAAAAACCATCGAAGCCCATACTGTTACATCAGGTCTGAGAGCCTTGATAGCCCTTACCATATTGGGCATCCCATTGAGAATATCAGGATTCAACCCGGTGAACTTCTTGTAGGTATCCTCAAAGAAGGCATTGACACTCAGATTGATTACATGGAGTGTCTTGATTTCAGCCAATCCTTTCAATACCTCTTCATTGAGCAGAGAGCCATTGGTGGGTATTACTATCTTGGTGTTAGGCAACTTGCTCTCTATCATCTTGAGAATCCATAGCCAGTTATCATTCAGGAAGAATTCACCATAGTTCACTGGGATTATCTCAGTTAAGGGAATATTCCATCTCTTTACATCATCGAGTATCTTGACTAACAATCCACCATCCATTTCACCTACTCGGGTGCTGTTGTGCCTATGGCATGACATACATATGGCGTTGCATCTTGTAGTTGTATCGAGCCTCAACTGTCTTGGCTGTTCGGGAACTTCATAAGTAACTTCATTTTGTTTCATGGTAAATATCCCACTCCTTTTGTAATTCTCTCGGGAACATGACTATCCAAACCTTATTTGCGGTATAGACTTTCAGGCAGATAGGGTCGCCCACTACCTCTGACCTTATACCTTGCTCGAAAAGCATATTGGCTGTATGTCTACCTCTAACTCGGACAAACTCAGCCTTATCCAATTTCTCCAAATGATTTCTGTCTCTGAATCCAGCACCGAATACACCCCATTTACAAGTAGGATGGAAGTCTCTCAATGGAGTGCCAAGTATTGTGCCACCACCTATGATAACGAAGTCAGGCTTGTAGGTTCTTTGAGATGCTATATAACATTCAATCCTTGAGTCTTGGCTTTCTATCTCATCCTTCAAAGCCTTGTAGAGAATGTCATCGGAGATAAGCCCATGACCATAAGAACCCCATAAGCCTATCTTCATTTCTCTAGGGGCTTCCTCTTCCTTCATCTCCACTCTTCTCCTTTTAGAAATTCATAGAACTGCACATACCTTTGCCATAGGTCTGCTGCTGTTTGCCCTTTGATTATATGGTTGAAGTGGTCAGGCACATAGTTCCACCAATTAGCAAAGTTCTCGTCTATTATCTTGATTCCATACTTCGCAGGGTCATCATAAACAGGACATCCGGGATAAGGTGTGAAGGTAGATAGTGTCCACTTATCCGGCTTTGTCTCCTTTATGAACTTCATATTCTCATAAAGTGTGTTGTTGTCCTCTCCCGGTAAACCGGCCACAAAGTATGTCTTAGCCCTCAATCCTACTAAATGCAATATCTCAATAGCCTGTTTGTGGTCCTCTGCCAGTTCCTTCTTATTGTTCAGCACAAGAACCTTATTATCAGCACTCTCTACACCTAAACCACATTCCTCACAGCCCGACTCTTTCATCAATCGAGCCATGTTCTCGGTTAAGAGCTTAGACCTAGTGTGGCATTTATATCGAATACCCAACTTACCTACTTCGAGACACAATCTGGTAAAGTTAGGGTGGACTGTAAAGTTATCATCCTCAAACCTGAAATGTCTTATGCCTCTGTGTTGGAGTTCTTTCAGTTCTTCAACTATATTTTCGGAACTTCGGTAAATTACCGGAACTTGATGGATATTTCCGCAAAAAGAGCAACTATATGGGCAACCACGACTACCTATTATAGTCATAGCCTTTTCGCCAGTTCCATACCTTTCACCGGGAAACAAAGTCTCACTGAAAGGATCGGCTATCATATCCCAAGCAGGAAAGGGAACATCATCAAGGTTCAGGATTCTCGGCATCTGCATGAATGTATTACCTTTGCCTTTGAGTATATCGAGTATGGCATATTCACCTTCACCCTTTACTATGTGGTCAAAGAATCCAAGACAATCCCCAGGCAATAGAGAAGCATGAGCACCACCTATGACCGTCTTGGCATTGGGATACTGTGTCTTGGCCGATATTGCTAACTCTTTGGCCACCGATATTTGAGGGGTAGCTGAAGTAAAGCCATAGTATCTTGCTTCCGGCAGTTGACCAGCCCTATCCCTGAAATCCACTATACGCACCTTGTATCCCTCTTTGTGAGCCATAGCCCCTACATATAATAAGGATAGAGGGAAATACATCTTGGGGTTAGCAGATACCCAATCGGGCAGACTTACAAGAACTAAATCTAACACGACTTCACTTCCTGTATTATGTTCAAACCTAAAATAATCTCAGGGCTTTCCTTTACATTGCCAAGCACTTTGAAAAATGAATGTTCCAATTCTTGAGATTTGCAAACATACGCAAATGAGTTTGCATCATATTGTTCACCGGATAAAATAGGTTCGTAAGTTAAAGCTATATTATTCCATCTAATAACTCCATAAAGAACTCCTTTCTTATCTCCTGCTGCATATGCAAAATATTCATGGAAATATTCAATAATGTCTCCTTCTTTAACTTGCTTACCATCAATATCGAATAAACCTTCTATTTCTCGTTGTTCCGTTAGTCTTGTATCATCAAGTATATCTTGTTTGATTTGAATACGGCTACGACGTTCTTCAAATGTTTCAGTTTCACGATTAATCTCTTTTTGAAGTTTGTGATGTATAGATTCTCTTAACCATTGAGGATAACGTGAATCTGCCCTAATCTGCTCATAATACTCAGCCTGTTCTTTTTCGTATTGTTCAATAGACCCGATACTACCTACCATGTATGTTGTTTCCAGAAGAGGATTATAATTTATTTCCATCTCTTGCCGTTGGCTACCTCCTTAAATAATTTAACGTAGTCTCTAACAACATTCTCCCGACAATACTTCTTGACTACTGAAGGACGAGTTAATTCTGGTTGAAGGTTATCTATATTCTTGACAGCCTCTACATATTCTTCATGCTCATTACAGGCATAACCATCAACACCATCTGTTATAATCTCAGGCAATCCCCCAAGTCTCGGGATTATTACAGGACTTCCGCATAGTAAAGCCTCTTGAACCTTATGAGAAGTAATCTCAATGTGGTCTGTGTAATACAGCAAAGCCCTACAGGATTGCATCAATTTAATCTTTTCATCATCTGTTGCTTCACCGATAAAACTAATCAATTTGCCATCACAGAGATCCAAAATTCCCTGTTCATAATCTGTTAAGGGTTTATTCTCTGTGGCTTCAGAACCCCTACCACCCACTACATCTAGTGGTAGACCTAACTCCCGACACAACATAACGGCATTGAGATTGCCCTTTTCAGGGTGCATCCTGCCTATTGTGAGTAGCCTGTCACCCCTCTTACCTACTGGCTTATATACTTCAGGGTCAATGGCTATGGTTTCCTGATAGACTGACTTCTGTTTGTAGACTGTCCATATTGCCTGAACACCCCACTTAGACCATGACACAAGGTTGTAAGGTGCTTTCTGGTATTTGTAATAGACCGGTGCAGGATGAAACACATTGGCAGTTGGCATATTGCTCATATACCTAGCTATCAAGTGGAGATGGCTTATATCCCAAATAACATCGAAGTCATAGAACTTATGTTGCCATTGCTGAAAGGCTGTCTGCTCGGCATGGATAGTCCTGTCATTATTGACATAGCCAGCGCAGGGCATCATCTCAGCATCATCTGGTAGCCAAGTATCTTTATGGCATAGAACAGTCACTTCATGCTCTTTAACAAGCTCGGTAGCGAACTCTACCACAAGCCTCTCTAAGCCTGTGTATCGAGCATCCTTAGTATAAGGCATCTCCAATGGGCTAACTAATAGTATCTTCATCCCTCTATCAACCTCTTTACTGGCTCACCACAATGAGAACAATATATCCATTTATTATCCATTGGTTTATCACACTTTCTACAGAATGGGTGCGTCTTAGAATAGCAATCTCGACATTCTATTCCGCCTAGATGGGAATGAGTCAACGCATTTGGGTTATCAGACCAACATTCCCCACTCTTAGAACAATCAAGATCCTTTCCACATGAAAAACATCTGCAAATCATTACTCACCCCTTATAAAACCACTTGTTATCGTCTTGGCTTCCTGAGTCTCCTATAAATAGCCATGTATAGTCTGGTATTATATCCATCCACCATGTAGGACTCTTCATACAGACATGACCTTCAGTATCTTTATGATGCTCAAAATCCCAATAGCCTGTAGCATATCCTGTCTTGGTAAAATATTCCTCTTCGTATTCCATTACCAGCGCCTACCCTTAGAAACTTCCTCATACAAAGGAATATAGTTGCCCACGATTGACTCAATAGACCACCTATCCCTAGTTTCATCATATAACTTATTAGGTTCAAGTTTGTCTACATTGTGCAATGCCCATACGAAATCAGGCACAGTTCTACAGAGATAACCATTGACCCCATGAGTCACTATCTCTGAGGCAGCACCAACATCAGATACTATAACTGGCATACCAGACAACATTGCTTCCTGGCACTTATGATTAGTCACTTCTGGATGAGTAGTTGCATAAATCAATGCCTTGTTAGTCTGTAAGAGTTTCACCTTCTTTTCGTCAGACACTTCACCCAAGAATCGTATAACCTTACCATCACAGTTCTCTATTATACGAGCCTTATAATCAGCATCAGAGTCAGCACCTACTATATCAAGTGGCTTCCCAACGTCAGAACATATCAATAGGGCATTAAGATTTCCCTTCTCCTCTGCCATTCTACCAAGCGTAAGAAACCTATTGTTTCGGTGTCTAGGGGATAACCTATACTTTTCAACGTCAAGGGCTATTGAGGGCTGGTAAAGAGCCTCCTGTCTATATACTCGCTTGAACTCCCGACTAGCCCATTGGGATAGAGCAATGATATTGTATGGTGCTTTAATGTATTGCTGTAATGCCGGAGCGTGCCAAAAGATATTGAGAGAAGGGAGATTAGAGATATATCGAGATGCTATGTGTTGGTGTGAGAAGTCGTGAACAACGTCATAGTCATAGATAAAACGCTGATACTTTAGAAAGGCTTGAATCTCAGCCCTGAGAAATATATCCTCTTCTTGTGGTATATAGGAATAGTGTGTTACTCCATCGGGATACTTGCTATCTCCATGGCCGATGATACCGACTTCATGCCCTAGCCTGTTCAACTCATAAGAAAAGGCATAGGCTAACTGCTCTATGCCTGAATATCTCGTTTGTTCATTTATTGCGAAACCTAACGGACTTACGATTAGAACTTTCACTCGTTTGTCCTTTCAACCACCACATCCCATCTACTCTATTTTAACATAGAAAAAGGTAATGTCAAATATCCTGTGGTTCATCACAGGGCAAGCCTTCATCGTGCCGACAAATATGATACTGCGCTCTAACAGTATCTTCTTCATTATCTGCACCCTCATTCAACTTCCGAGCTTTCCCCACTAGCCGTTTAATCTCAGAAACGGCTAGTGGGTAATTGTCTTTTAACTGTTTCGGTGTCATATCTGGTATGAATAAATCTAACTGTATTCTAGTTCCTGCCATTACCAAACTCCAAGTAAATGTTTTTCTTTCTGAAAACTTGCCATTGCATCAAATTCATCCCAACCTTGAGTTTCAACCTCCTCAAGTGCTATCTACTCTATTTTAACATAGAAAAAGGTAATGTCAAATATCCTTCCATTCATCACAGGGCAAACCTTCAAAGCCAAATATTATATAGACGTCTTTCTTTTTCAAATAACTTAAAATCTTCCCTTTCATCTATTGCCCTAAGTAGAATATAATGTAATCCTAGATTCCCATTATAAAATCTCGCACCATTACGTTCTCCACCAATCTCCCATAACTCACCACCAGTAGAAGTGAAGGCTGCTGTGAAGTTTGCTACTGCACCACCATAAGATGGTCCTGTTGCTACTGTTCTAGTGTTGCTTATCGATCCGTTGACTGATATGCGATTTATGCCCGAATCATTTATCCAAGCTAATCTTGTCCAAGTCAATCTGTCATTGGGAAATTCATCAATACGCCTAACGCCAGACAAATCTCCCTCCAAACAGAGGAATGGCGCATCATGGCTGTAAAACTGATAGGCAATATCTACTCCATTACCCAATACCTTTCCGCAAGGTCTTTCTAAAGAAACTACAGCAGCATCGTTCTTTATCCATATAACAATAGTGAAACTACCTGAGTGTGGTAACTCCTTACCAGTAGTAACTTTATCATCTATTCCATCGAAATAAAGATACCATATACCATTCTCATGCCTTCTCCAAGATGCTCCTACCCTTGTTCCGTTATTACAATATGGGCTTTTATCTTTAACAGTATCTCCATGTCCAGGCAAGCCATTGAAATACAATACTGTACCTAATGGTGGTGGCTCAAATAATAATTTCGGATTAGCTACATCTATTATTGCACTCTTCATTACTAAGTTCCCGGTATCACTTCACCAATTACTCTGATATATGAACTGTTCTTTACTTTGCCCTCAACACCAGCAGCCCTGTTCGGATTGATGGCTACAAGTGTGAACTCACAAGGGAAGTAAGGTAAACTGGCCACCGGTATATAACCACTGAATACATCATCAGAAGTAGTGTTAGTGCCTACTGCTTTGGCATAAGTTCCTGAGATGTTTATAGGACCGAGTGAACCAGCCGTAATATTACCGGCAGAAGGAACAGCGAAATCCTTAGATTGCGCTGTCCAGTAATAGTTGATACTGGCTACGAAGCTACCATTCAATCCAGTAAATCTCTGAGCCAGAGCAACCTCGATTAGTTTGGCTCTCATAGAGAAACCAGGATCGAACTTTTCCTGAATGATATTGACAGCAGTAGTACCGAATGTTGCTATTGAGGAATACTGAACACCATCTGTAGGAACTACACCCACATCCTGAAAACGGAATATGCGTTCAGTAACGAAATCTACACTGGTGCGAGAACCACCTTTTTTGATGTTATTCATTTTGCACCTCCGTATGCAAATCTTTGGGCGAATACTGGTATTTTATTAAACTGTTACATGGGGGGTAAAGCACCAGCACCAAGCTCTACTGTGCTTTCAAAGCCCATGCCTTCAAGGTGTGACATTTTACCAGCTGCAATCTGTTCCCTCATGTGGTTCTCATAGATAGTCTTGAAACAAATGGGAACGTCTACCAGTTCGACACCGGCTATAGCTTGAAGCCTCACTCCCTGACAGTTCAAGGGCAGAGTCTCCATCGGTGTGAAGGAACATAATCCGTAGATTTCTTTCAAGTCAGACATATTGTAAGTTACCTTCACTCCCTGAACAGTAGAACCGGGAACTCTCTCGGTAGGTTGTGCCTCTACTACCTTCTCAGCTTCAGCCTTTAATTCATCGGCTATCCTGGCAGCTTCAGCAGGGCTTACAGACTTGAGTTGTCGGGTGACTTGCTTTTTCACCCTTCTTTTTCTAGGCGTTTCAGTTACCACTTTACCCCCCTTTTTACTTATGAATTATTGACAACCCATAGTGTTACACCACAGGCGTTGAGTTCCAATACCAATTCTTAGGCTTAGCCATTTCTCTTACACCTCTATTTTATTTTTAGAGAGGGGGCTGGAAGTGTTTTACCTGTTGCCAGGGTTCAGCCCCCTCTACCTTTGTCTACTTAGGCCGAATTTGAACGGCTTGAGGCACAGTTGATTAAACCACCGAAGTCGTTGTTCAGAAGAACAGCCACAAGAGCCATCTTGTAGCCCAATGTGCTGTATTGCTCAAGCGGGTCGGATACACCACCGGGCTTCTGGTAATACATCCTCAAGGTCTGAGTGCTTAGTTCGGTGACTCCGTAGAACTCTTGACCGAACATGAGGACTTCGTAAACATCAGCACCGGACATACCATAGGAACTGCGAACCCGGAGATTATTGGTTTCAGCGAAGTTAATACCCATCCACTCACCTATCTTACCAGACCGAATTGCCTCTGGCGAGACATACCTGAAGTCATCCCTGATGTCAGGGTCTTCCATAAGGTCTTTGGTATTATCGGGATGAATGAGGCAAGTGTAAGGTGGTCTTGCTCCATTCCTACGGAGAGTTCGCTTCATCTCCAACAGTTCAGGAGCATCCAGGTAATTACCACTACCGACAGCGCCAGCACCGGAAGTTCCAACCACAGTTGCGGTATCCGCATACTGAATAGTGGTGGCAGAACTAAGGGCATTTCGCACTATAATATCGGCACTCTCAGCACCGCACATACCGAACTTCTCAGCATATTCCGCAACTATCGGGTCGTAGGATTGGGTGTTAAGGACATCGGTAATTCGGGCATACTGTCCGTACTGAGATATGGTGGCTGTCACCGCACTTACAGTGGCGTTGGTTTCCGAACCGGGAGTTCCTTCAGTGAGAGCAGAGGTGCTAGTAGCAATCTTCTCAAATCTACGGAACTCTATGGACTTACCCCCCCTGGGTGGTATCGGTCTTTTGACACCGTAGTTCATATATACAGTGTCCAATACGGCTACCGACAGTAACTTCCTGTCGTAAAACTGCTTCATCTCATTGGCCATACCGCCAGCACCAAGTTGTTCCATCGCCATGATCTTATCCCCCTGTTAGTTTATTTAGCACTTGAGGGAGGTTGATTATAATACTCTGCCTTCATCTTCTCTTCTGTCACCTTAAACTCCTCATCTGTCTGTTGAGCTATTTCCTTCTTCGGCTGTCTACTCGCTCCTGTTTGCTCGAAGGCATTTTCAGCAGGGTTCTCTTCGTTCCCTTCACCCTTATTCTCCAACCTCAACCGCATGGCTTCTTTTTCAGGATCATCTACATTCTCGATTTGTTCAGCAGTTACGCCATGTTCAGTTACAAGTTCTTGAATACGAGACTTCTTCTCCCTCTCATTGATAGAAGCCTCCTTTTCGTCTAATAGCCGTTCTCTCTCGTCTTGCGACTCACCTCTTTCAGTCTGCTCCTTTTCTGTACTCAGTAGTAAAGCCTTAACCTCTTCTGCCACATTTCCCCCATCTACCGAATTAGCTTGAGCAAGTGTGAGTTGAGTTTTTAGACTTGATTTTTCGGCCTCAGACTTTTTGAGTTCACTCTGCGCCTTATCTCTTGCTGCTTTAACAGCCTCCAGTTCCGACGCACGCACCATTTTTGGTGCAGCCTTTTCAGACTCGGGTTTCTCGCTACTCATATTAAATTGTAACTCCTTTACTTTTTATTTCGTGGCTGCTCTCTCCAAAAAAAGTAGGTGTGGCCAAACCTTTCATGGTTTGAGCAGCCACACCTCAAGGAACACTTATTCAATTAACTCAATCATAAACATATTTCAGCCAATTTGTCAACCCCCTTACTGTAAAGCCTGTAAAATAGGGTTATCTGCTATCAGGCTTCTCACCTTTCTTTTCCTTGTAATCCTCTTTGGAGTATAGTAAGGCACTAGCTCCTGTGGTATGCCTAGAATATTTATCTTGCTATCGAGAATATCTTTCGCCTGTCTACTTTTTATGATGAGACCACGCCATATTGCTAGAGCAGCATCCACTTCTGGATTATCTTTTCTGAATTTCAATCTAGCCAAGTCCTCTTCTCTGTCATTAGCAAATTCCTGTTCCTCAAAGGCTTCATCATATTGCTGTAGAAGTCCAACATCGTCTGTTTTCATCTGCCATATTCTATCAACCTGTTGTGGCGGAAACTCATTCTCATGTGAGTCCATATAATCACTAAGATACTTGGGTGCAAACTCAATCACCTCTTCCCAATCCCTTGTAAAGAAGGGTAGTATTTCTTCCGGTAAGTCAATAGCGTTCAATCTTTGCCTTATCAAGTCTCTAGCTTCCAAACTCTTGAATGTATCAGTTCTCCCCCAAAAGTGGAGTATCATATCGAGATTAGGGTCATTCTTCCTAGCTTCTAATCTCAAATCTACATCATCACCTTTTTGCTTGGCAGGAATATCCTCATACTGTTTTATCAATATTGCATCCTGGTTCTTTAGCATCTGCATTACTTCTCTGTCTGCTCTGAGATTCCTACGATTCCACTCAGCAGCATGTGTCCTGACATATTCCCTCATATCACTCGGTATTACTTGAAGATACCTATAAAGGGGGAAACTCTCCACTTTAGCTTCTTCCCCTACATCGGGCGATAAGTCCATCATTATTTCATCAGGCATATTCTCAAGGTTCTGTAAGGCTATTTGAGCATAGTCACTTATTTGTCTATCTATCTCGTTAATCGCATCCCTCTTAGCTTCTGAAGTCATTACTTCATCTTCATAAATCTCGTATTGGATTTGCCTTATTTCTGATATTTTCTTGGCTTGTTGCTTTAACCATCTTGCTGTAGGTGAGTAGACTTCACCAGTCTCCCAATCGAAGGTAATCTGTAACTCAGGGTGGTCATCCCTAAATTCATTAAACTTATCCATTCTACCAGCATTGCCCATCTCTTTCAGGAATTTCTCACCACCTTGATACTCTTCAAGTTTTTCATAGAACTTCTGGACATGGGCATCGGCAGAGCCAAAAGGATTACGCACTACAGCAGCTTTAATGATAGGTATATCTATCAAATCCTTTGAAGGTTCAGGGATATTTGGTACTACCCCTGTTTCTTTGAGTATCAATTCCAATGCTTCATCAGCATATTTACCTAGTCCAGCAGTATATCCTCTAAGTAGATTCTCTATCATGGCCGGTGAGTAATTCACCCAATCGCCTAGTTTCTTGGCTACCTCAGAACTATAATGGTGGTATTGTAGTTCGGGTGGCAAATCCTTTCTACTCTCAGGTACTATCGGTCTATCAAGGAAGAAACTGTAGTTGGTTATATTCTCCAATATGGGTATTGCTGCTGTAGGTAAGAATCCAGGTGAAGCACTCTCAAGGGCGTTACGAACCATGTCTTTGAATACTTCGGGGTCTTGATTATCAATGTATTCCATTATCCTTTCTGGCATTGTGCCAAAGAGGATTCCCAATTCAAAAGGCTTTGGCACCCTATATATCTTGTTTTCCCTATTAAATTGGTTTCTCTCTTCCTCAGACATATCATCCCATTGTGCTTCACTGATTCTCTTTGGTATTATTATCCAAAATAAATCCTTTTGCCACTGTGGAAGACTTTTCCACCTAGCATCTTCTCTGTTCGCCTGATAGAGTAGTATGGATGGCAATGTAATACCCATTATGGCTTTAGGTATTATCCGCTCTGGTCTTTGTATCAGTTCACGCCACAACTTCTCTTGCGCTCTCATATTGGCGTTCCAGAAGGCAGTTAGGAGATTAAAGGCTTTAGTTTGTGACCCTATAACCGCAAAGTCTAGGGTTACTTCCCTCGATGCGAAAGCAGCTGCCTCTGGCGTTGCACCTTTCCTTATGGCAGCCTTAAACTCCCCAAGTCTTGTAGCCTGTTCCGTTAATTCGGCTGCAAGTTCCAATGTATCAAGGGGATGTTTAATATAGTCCTTAAAACCCTTACCTCTTAGCACCTCCTTCAAACTTTTGCTCAAATATTCTCTATCAAGGGATGTTAGCATAGCACGTTGACCACCAGAAGCAGCCCAAAGATGATACATCTCCCCTCTGTTGACCATCTCAAATAGACCCCTTGCAAAGTCTACAGGGGGTATAAACCCATATCGTGAGTAGACAAAGGCACTCATAATATCCCTGAAAGGATTTTTTATCAACCAGAAATCAGGAGATAATATAGCGCCAGCCCTTAACCATTTAGCGGGATAACCTAGTATCTTCCATATTTTACCTAACTCTGGTGGGTCTAATCCAAGTACCGCCTTATAGAGTTCATGTTCTAACTTAAAATATTTTGGTTTGCCTTTTACCAAAACGGTTAATGTATTTGGTTCTTTCGAGAACATTGCGGGTCTAAAGATGTTTATTATATCATCAGTTTCTTTAGCTGTTATTCCTGCTATATCTATGCCTAATTCCTTACCTGTTACAGTTGCCACCTTCGCTATCGGGGTTTTAATCGGCTTCATCAATGCCCTCATAAGAGGATGTTTATTAGCCACATTAGCCATTGCAAGATTAGCCATATTAGCGTCTGCCATGTGCAAAAGAACATAAGTATTTTTAACAACAGACTGTAGAGGGTCAATAATCAATCTTTCCTCATCACCCTTTATAGGTTTGAAGAAACTTCTTAAATTGGCTGAACCCTTACCGAAATAACCTCTATTAGCCAGTTCTTCATAAACTCGATAGAATGGTACATAGTCCTCATTGGCTTGTTTGAATTTTTTATACATTTGTGGGCTAAGTGCGCCTGATTCCTTCACATATCGTAAAACGTCATCTTGATACTGAAATAAGTCATTAGCTACATCCTTGAACCAGGGATAGCGTATCTCCAAGTCTGCAATGGCTTTAATTGCCTGTTTATCTGTTATCCCTGTTTTTATTCCCCTTTGGCTAAACTTTCTCCCTATTTGGCTCTTTGCTACAGTATAAGTCTTAAAAAGTTTTAACAAATCGTCATCATCAACTCGTTTCATTAACTCTTTCAGACCTTTACCTCTAGGTGCAAACTTGGCTTTGCCCTTCTCATTTAATTCCCAAACCTTCCTACCAAATGTTTTATAGGTTAAAAATTCGTTAGCCTTTCCGTGAGAACCAAGCATTAGCCTTCTCATATTATATGGAACTTCCTCAAAGGGAACATCAATCCCCACTCTCTCGGCAACCTTCATAAAGTTCCTGAGTGGATAGTTCTCATCGAACCCCATAGTGAACAGTCTCTCTAGTTTCTTCGCAAATGGAATCTTAGGTTCTACAATCTTATCCTCTGCAAAAGCAATTCGGGAAGCAATTTCATCTACTTCCTTTGAGATTCCAAGACTAGGTTTTGTTGTTATAGGAATCTCCCTCTTAGTCATATCATCCAACACCAATTCAAGATAATAACCTAATTCGTCATCAACTCTTCGCACTCCTTTAATTTCAGCCTGTGTAATTATTTCACCCCTTTGCGCTCTAGTTAGAATATCATCTATCTGTGCAGTAACCTTAACATTGGCCTTATTCCTGATTCCAGCCAACCTATTAGCACCCCTAAAAGGCAATGCCAACACCTTACCGGCAGCCACTTCAACAGCATAGATTGGTGCTATCGGTGCAGCGGCAGTTTTCGCCAGTGGTGCTAGTGGTCCTGTAACTGCTCTCAAAGGTTTGAATATTTGGCCGGCAGATGGAGCAAGATACCATGTGGGGTTGAGGGCTGCATTTATCATCTTCCAAGAATCAGGTATATGTTCTTGATACAAACGACTTAACTCTTCAGAGGGCATATATCTGATATTCCGAAAGAACTCAGGAATAGCTAGGATTTCCTCCCCAACACCTTCAATGAGTGGTAATTCATCAATACCCCTTTCCTGTTCAAACTTTCTCTTAAACTCAGCCATACCAGGTGTAATCTCTTTCTCTCTGCGAAGTTGGGTATAGGCTAGGGTCATTTCTATTGGATGACCGATAGCTTCAATAACAGGATTTATCTTCTCTAATACTGGTCTGAATACATCCAATACCTGTTCGCCAAAGCCTCTCGGTGGCTGTTCTGGTGGTAATGGTGGAAGTGGTGGTAAAGGTGGTAGAGTTCCCTGTGGCTGTGCCTGAACTTCTCCTAATGGTTGATTGGGCACACCAGTTGCTCGGACATTCAACTGTTCGGGTTCTTCCTCAAGAGTCCTACTCAGTTGTTCTAAATGGGAAACATTGAATATCCTTTCAAGGGCTAAATCTATCCCTATATTTTCAGGCATTATATTGTAACCACCTTCTCAGGTCGAACTCTAGCTTGCCTAGCTCTCTTAGTTAATGCTGTCCACTTCTCTTGCTCTAAACGCTTTTCTCTCTGGGCTGGCAACTCAGTTATAGGCTCACCACCAACAAGGTTTTGAACAGCCTGTGCTTTTGCTTTCTTTATAGCCTCTTGTTCCATAGTAGGGTCTAATCCAAGACCTTTAGCCTTTTGGGTAGCTTCAGCTAATGCTCTTTCCAATGTAGCCAATCCCCCTCTTCGGGCTACCGCTTCTCGCTCCCTCTCCTGCTCTTGAACTAAGGCAGCTTCCACTGGTGTTCCACCTACTTGCCTTAATGTAATTTTGCGTTGTCTTTGTTCTTCTCGGGTTAAAACACCCTCTCCACCTATGAACTCTGCTATTCTCTCAGGAGTTACAGTCTGGGTGAAATAACCCCTCAAGGTTTGAGTTAAGAACTTAGGCATCTGCCCGGAGCGTATTATTTCCGATTGATCACCTAACAGATTCAGAGCAGCACCATGTGCTCCTGCTCCACTCAATATCTGAGACAAATATCTAAGGTTCTGAGCTTGCATATCAGCATCTAATTCACCGGATACCAACCTATTAGCCCAATCGGTTCTCAGACGGTTAATCTGTTCTAAGGTAGCAGGGCTTAATCGGCTTATGTCCATATATTTTGCCAGAGTAGTAAGGCTTGGCACAAAGGTATTTATTCGCCTTATGTCCTCAACAATTTTATTCTTGTCCTCTGCCCCAATACCAACTTGCATAAAACCAAGTTGTTGCGCCCATTGATTAACTCTATCCCTGATAGCCGGAGTTGTTGCAATATCATAAGCACTTATACCCTCTTCCGTAATTCTCTGCCCCACTGATAGAGCAGACACATCCCTGGCAAATTTATTAAAGTCGTAGTTTGGGTCGCCACCCTCTTGCTCCCTCATAATCGTTATAAACTCATTAGGAGAAAGAGTCTGTTTTCTTTCCCTCGTTTCGGGGTCTAGTAATACAGCATTGTTAAAATGTTTCCATATAGTTTGTATATCTAATTCATCAAAATTAGCAAAGGGTACTGCCACTATATAGGTTTTATCTTCTTCATCTTCAAATACCGCAATATCCATATAGGGTAATTGATCGGCTTCTTCTACACCTGTTGGTTCTGGTTGTGTTCCCGGTCCTTCTCTCTCACGATCCCTAATATGAATATTCGGAAATGTACCGACTATCTCTACCTCTGTCGCTCTACCTTCCATTTCCTGTATTCTTGGGAATACATTTCTGCTGAAATACTCAAAGATAGGCCATGCTTCAGGGCTTGTTAGTATTCTATCCTGTTGATAGATGCCACGCCTTACAGCATCTTCCCCATACTTCGGCTGATTTACCATCCAAGATATGAATTGCCTATACATATCATCGGGTATATCGGGTTCTCCCGGTTGTTCTTCAGGTTCAACTTCAGGTTCTACAATCTTCTGTTCTGGTTGAGCCGGTGGTTCTTCAGGAAGCTCGACAAATACCTCTGGTCTACGCAAGGCTACCCATTGACGATATAAGGGATGCTCTTGATATACTGTCGCATTTTTAGGCAACTCCACTGGCAAATCAGACCAGGGGAAAAGTAATCTACCTTGCGTTTTTAGCCTGTTTATAGATTCTAAATAAGCTCTGAACCTTCTATATTCCTCAGTCGAAGGTTTTGTATAAGGACCTATCTTTGTTTCTCTTGGCTCTGCCATTACAAACCTCCTAGCGTAGAGTAAGACCAGCTTGAGTAGCCCTTCTCTCCTCATCAGTTTGCGCTCGTCTATTGAGTCCTGGTGGTGGAATACCCCTTGCTGCCCTTTGTACATCGGGGCTATTCACCATCTCGGGTGGCATTGTCTCAGGGCTTATCCCTGCTGTCTCTTCTCCCGGAGTAGTTGGAACACCTTGCCTTATACCTAACTGGACTTCCAACCCCATGATATATCGCCTTATTGAAGCAGCAATGTTAGTCGCACCCTTTAATTCATATTCCTCTACTTTTTTCCACATCTGCTCAATGGTTTCTATCTGTCGGATAAACTGGTCATCCATCATCTGATCGAACCTTATGCGCTCATACTCCTGCTCGATGTCCTGAATATCCAACTCGGTATCCCAAAGAGTAGCCCTGCTAAGTATCTGTGGTGGACTCACAGCCTGTCGAGCATTGACTATAGCCTGTGTTTTATCAAACTTGGATGATATTGGTATTTCAACATCAAGGTAGATTCTATCCGGCACATCTTCAGGAGTAAATTCCTCAATATAGGTCATACCCCTCTTCATATCAGCCGGATTCTCAGTATGAAGAGTCATGCCCTGATATTTGCCAACTCTATACTGATTCAGGAAATCCATCATCACCGCAGCAACAATCTTATTCATCTGGAACATATATGGACCTAATTTATACCTGACAGCAGCTAGTAACTGAGATAAAGCAAAGCCCGAAATCTCAAAGGGTAAACTACCATAGACGGAGCTAGGCAATGAACCTTTCTGTTTTTGCTGACCGAAGTAGTTGAACAGAATATTGGCTTCTTGAGGGGTAGTGGCATGTTTCAATAGTTCAAGTTGGTCCTCTATTTTCAGATTTATTTCTTGGCCATATCCTCTCATTTTGCCTATCTTCCCTTGCCCACTCCTCGTTCGCAAAATAACATTTGGATAAGCGTTCTCAGACAATATAGTTGCCATTAGCCCTATCATCTCATTATCGTAGTCATACATATCCCGGTTGGCTGCTATGATACTCTCACCGCGCCTTGTTTCCCAATTTGGCTTTGTTCTATCGGGAGTGCCTATAGAGCCACAGTGGATAGGGATTCTTTTCATCTTCTTTTGCCAAGTTAAAGGTTTCGCTAATTCCCCACCCACAAGAACAGCGTTTTTAACTTTACCATTGTCAATTACCCAATAATTAGTTATCGTAACAAGTTCCTCTCTAGTCTTATCTTTGAGTTCATTTTGCACACCCTGGCTCTCAAAGTTGGCAGCGATAGCTTGAGCAGTTATCCCATCGGTATCATACTTTCTGATAAACTTGACAAGCCTATCCGCATCCCACTCGGGATAACATTCCAAAGGATTCCATATATCAGCAACAAACTCTGGACCATCATCTCCCTTTTTAACCACTGTGAAAACAGAATACCAACCAAGCAACACCCAATAGGCAAGATTCCACAACCAGTACCCTTCTCCTCTATCCATACACCGATTATCAAGAGTTCTGTAGATACCGATTATGAACCTCTCTGCCTTATTCATCTTTTGCTTCTCTTCAGCATCGAAGTTTATCGAAAGGGGCATCCTGAACCTGGGGGGATTGATAGAGGCTAAAGCCCTAGAAGTATCGAAGAACACCTTTGGCTCATTGTCTATCCACTTCTTCTCATCACTTTCTAGGACAGGGTGTATAAGGTTTATCCTATCCATATCAGCGTTAATCTGCTGGTTTCTATATTGCCAGTAAGATTCAAGCCTTGTAGCATCCTGCTGAATCTGTGTAACTACATCGTCACTCATAAGACACCCCCTAGACATAGTTTGTTACTGCGTGTCTACCCTCTTCCTCAAATATATCCATTGCTTCTCTCATCTGTAGGGCTATACTCAGAGCATCCCACTCATCATCATAATACCCTACTTTCACAACCTTGTCATCTACAATGTCAAGGCTTGCTGCCTCATTCAGTAAATTCTCGCTATAAGAAATCAAATCACCGGAGCGCATAGCACTCCTCAGATAGTTTATCATTAAGGGTTTACTTTTAAGAGTAGTTTTCCAACCATAGTCGTGCTTCTGCATCTTGGTAATCTCATCATAATCAACATGGGTATATAAGTTGGGATAATTCCTTTCTAGCAATATACGGATAACTGAGTGACCATGCCCTGTTTTCTCCACTCCTATCTCCGCATTACCATACCTTCTACCCAACTCAAATACCAAGTCGGCAAATAAATCAGGTTCTATCCTACCTCTCAGTCGTGCGACATACTCCATATTCCTGTTATCTACCACTGAGGCAACTGAGTAATCTCCTTTGGCTACACCGGCAGCCACATCAACCCCTATCTTGTAGGTTCTATCTCCTCTATGATCCTTCCAGATGGTCAACTCCCCCTCTAGTTTGCCCTCTCTAATCTCAGCCCAATACCTTTTGAGGGTTGCAGCATCAATAGCTCCTGAGACACCGGCCATCCAACAATCTATATCGTTCTCTGGATATTCCTGAAAGAACAACTCTCCTATTTCAAGTATTTTATATCGCCTGAAGGCTACTTGGTTATCGGTAAGATGTTGTAACTCCCTCAGATTCTTCTCCTGATTATCCAATTCCTGTAAGGAGATGTTTAACTTGATAGCACAGCGCTCTAGGTACTCGGGTTTAATAAACTTGTCTGTCATTATGGCATCAAGCAAACAGGTAACATCCCACCACCAGGGGAAGAAGAAGGCTTTGTAAGGGTTATCTCCGTTCTTAGCACCATTATAGAGGTCAGGGAATAACCCTACACGCCCTTTCGGTGTAGATTCGACTGTCATTACAGCATTACCAGTAAGCGGTACTGTTTGAGATATGTCGGTGAACAACTGAAGCGCTCTACTGGCTGACCATTTGCTTACCTCACTCAAGTGTACCCGGGTTAGGGTATGACCTATACCGATAGCATCAGACTTCGCACTATCAATGTAGATATAAGAATCCAACTTAGGGAAACTCATCCTAGAACCTGCTTTCCATCCTAGTGTTGGTCTTATGCTAGGTGGTAAATTCTTGTGGAAGCGCTGGACCGTCTGGAAAAGGAACTCTGAAGTCTCCTGGTCGTGAGTTATAAGGGTTTGTCTACCATGTTCCTGAGTAAACAAAGCATGGGCATTATCGGCCATGACTCCGGTGGAGAAACCTGTTTGCCTGTTCTTGAGGCAAACATTACGATTCGACTTATTTGCAATATAATACTCTTGAGCCGGAAACAATACCATCGGAACTAAGTGACTGTTTTTATCAATCACCTTGAAGTATTTAGGGATATATTTCAGACTATCAAATAAATCATCCATTCAGTTCACAATGGTAAAATCACTCCACAAGGAGTTCATAATTTCCCTTAGTTTTGCCCTATCTCTATCCTCACCCACCCCATATTCTACATCATATATTTCTACGGCCTGTTTATAGAAATGGTTGTCAGTCATCAGAAACCATTTGTCAACACACATTTGGAGTCCATCCCTTTTTTGCCTTGTGAATTTCATCTATTTCCCCTTTCTCGGTTTCATCCCATGCTCGATACCATAGAGCAATCTCATTTGCTTTTCAGCACCAGCCCTAGTATCGTGTGTGCCTTTAACATCCCTCGTCTGCCTATTAACCACCACAAACTTACCATCCCTGTTTTCAATCGCATAAGGCATCTCACACCCCCTTTATTTCCTATACAAAACACAAACAACTGCTAAAGCAATCGCTATAATCTTTAATCGTTTATCCATATCCCCAGGCAGAGGCAGAATACTGTTGATTGAAATAACGATATTTCTCATACTGCAATTAGGAACTTTACATATCGTGCAATTTTTCATCAATTCTTCTCATACCACATAAAGAATCCAACAGATACATCTCCACCCCCACCGCTTGCTGTTGCTCTTACCTCACAGTCTCAAGGGCAGCAGCAACGGCTGGATTATGACCGAACTTATTTATGCTCGTATGGTCTGGAACATCACCCTCTGCAATATCGTAAAGATAAGAGGAAGCGGAAATTCTCTGCTTCCCATTGCTTAGACCTAGAGCTGGTTGCCACAGTCCTGTAGCACCATCCCTAATATACATATGGCGGTCTTGAAACATTGGCTACCTCTTACCCCTTCCCTTTCTTCCCCCTCTTTATTGTTTCCTTCAACATGTCCTCATACCCATTCCCATCATCTTTCTCTTTTGCCCGCGCCCTCTTCTTCATCTCAATCCTCTCTTTCTGTAAATATTGATTGGCTTTGATTACCTGTGTCTGCTCTTTGTCTGTCAATTCATCCCATCGGCTTGCCTTCGCTGCTACCTTCTCCATCCCTACCAAACCTAGCAACTCGGAATAATTCTCTACTTCCTCAGTATTATCCAACACTTTGTTCTTTACTGCACTATACCCCTCGTCTTTGCTCATCCACTCGGCCTGTTTCTGAACAGTCAACCCCAATAACTTCATCGCATCCTCTACCCTCAAGCCCCTCAATAAAAGCACTAGGAAATCATATTGGTCAGTAGACAACGCCTTCTGATATTCTACTAAGTTAAATCTTTCTTCCATATCACCAAACTATCACCTTTCCTTTCCAATGTCAACCATACCCCTTGACATCTCATAAAACACCACCTAAAATAGAATTACAGTCGGTGTTGCCTCCCGACTGGCATTCGACCTCCTTTCTTTTCTACTGAGGCCGGTGGCAGAAGCGGACTTATCCAACCTTCTTAACTACCGGCCTCCCTCGTTTATCCCCACCCTATTGACTTACTGTTTTCTTTTGCTATAATTATATTAAGGGAAGGTTGGATAATGCTAACTCACGTTAGTCTCTTCTCCGGTATCGGGGGCATTGATATTGCAGCACACCAAGCAGGTTTCAAGACTGTCTGCTTTGTCGAGATTGACCCCTTCTGCCAAAAAATCCTCAACAAACACTGGCCAAACGTACCCATAATAGGAGACATAAGAGATGTCAAAGGAACAGAATTTGGAGCAGTTACCCTTGTTACAGGGGGATTCCCTTGCCAGCCTTTCAGTCAAGCCGGGAAGCGAAGAGGCAAGGAAGATGACCGCTACCTCTGGGGTGAAATGTTTAGGGTCATCAGAGAACTTAAGCCCACTTGGGTTGTTGCAGAAAACGTTGCTGGAATCATCAATATGGAACTCGACAATTGTCTATCTGACCTGGTACACGAAGGCTTTGAAATCCAAACGTTTCTTATACCAGCTTGTGCCGTCAATGCCCCCCACAGACGAGATAGAATCTTCATTGTGGGCTACTCCAAACACGCTCGATTGCATGAACCCGAAGTCGGAAGTAGCATTGGAAAAGGAGAGTTGCAAGAATGTTCCATCGAATCGTCTATTAGGCAGGGAAGTCCACCTATGGCCGACACCGCAGGAGAGGGATTACAGAACAGGAGAAGGTCATCGTTGGGAGAACACAGAAGAAAGAAGCCGGAACCTAACGGATGCAATAGCACATTCAGAGAATTACAAGATGGTGCCGGAATCAGAACCTTATCCGGGTGGTGGGCAACTGAACCCGAATTGGGTAGAGTGGCTAATGGGATTCCCAATAGGGTGGACAGACTTAAATGTCTAGGTAATGCCGTAGTTCCTCAACAAATATACCCCATCCTTAAAACTATCGCCAATATCGAGAACTCTCTGGACTCCTCATCGTTTTGAATGATTTTCGTGAGAGTAACTGCATTATACTAGAGGAGAAGGCTACGAGGATGCCCCCCCTACCCCTCCCACCAGCTATCCTAGTCGTAGATTATCCTTAATGACTTCAATTAACCAGGGGATTAGGACCTGTTCTAGCAAAGTTGGCGTTTCGGATAGCCAGTTATTAGGCACAAGGTTCGCACATTATATATTATGTAGCGTCAATTCGTGCCTAACATGAAGCATTACACTAAATTCCTCCCCGGTATCCTCTGAATCATGCATACTGGTGCAAAAGTATCAAAGTAGATTTTAGCACAGTATAAATGATAATGATTACTGTTACTGATAAAGGTATAAGCATTTCCTTTCATACTTTCAAATAGTAATGATTATCAATAAGGTATTACCCAATTATTATTCACAAAGAAAAAGCTAAAAAGGTATTATACTCTCTTATAATATACTCTCCTCTCCTCTCCTCTCCTCTCTTAGGGGCAAAGTAGATTTGAGAAATAGCATAGAGAAATGGAAAGCAAGTAAAAAGTATGTGGTTGTAATAAAGCATAGAGAACGCTTGACTTATTGTAACCAATAGTCTATGCTAAATAGAAAGGGGGTGCATAGAAATGAGTATAAACAAAAACATAATGCTAACGTTGACTGAAGCTGAGATTGAAGAGTTAGAGAAGTTGTCTAATTGGCTAGGATGCTCAAAAAGTAAGGTTGTAGGACAAGCACTTCATTTATTAAAAAATGAGCTATCAACCGCAATTTCTGACGAAACAGCACTCAAAATATTCACCGGGGCGACAATTTTCAACGAAAATGAAATTCAAAAATCAAGTGGGGGTGAATAATACATGCCTTATATAAAATTAAACACAAAGGCTTTAAGGGGTAGATTTCACTTTGATTTCACTCGGTTAGAGCGTTGCACATGGTACGAAATGTTGATGTTATCCAAAGAACTACAATATCCTGGCTACCTACAACAATCGGAAACCACTGGCTATCCGTTGTCTTATTTAGCTGGACAATTAGGTGTGAGCACTTCACAATTGAAAGTATTACTCGATAAGTTCAAAGAAGCTGAAATGATAGAAGTAAACGGCAATGGTTGTATATGTATTCCGAATTGGGGAAAATATCAAGCTACCTATGATTATAGGCAATCAAAGCCGGTTGAAAGCATAGCTGATGATATATTAGACGAACAGTTAAGGGAAAACGTATTGGTTTATGAAGCTGAAATTGGGGTTATAAGTCCAAGTGTAAAAGATGATCTAATATATATAACTGATAACTTCAAAGCCGGATGGTTGACCGATGCTATTATAGAGGCCAAACAATATAACAGACACCGGAATATCAAGTATTTATTGACTATCATGGAGCGATGGAAAGCTGAAGGAAAGACAGGTAAAAGTCCCGGTAAAAAGCAAGTTACCGATGATGATAGTGACCTAATCGAGCAATAATATTCTGTTATTTCGAGGCTAATCTAACTATTTTAATAAAATATATGTCTTACGGGGTTGACAAGTAAGACAAAGTATGCTAGTATGAGGTAAGAATAAATAATAGGAGGGTTTGAGATGAAGATAGAGATTATTAGGACTAATTGGAGGCTACCTTATATAAGGCGTTATAATGCTACTGAGCAAGACTACGACTGGCAGGTTGTTATCCAGATCCCAAAGCACCGGATATTTATATACCCTAGCTAATCCCTAACCTGGGCATTATCAAATAAAAGGAGGTAGGATGATGGCAATAATAGAATGTTCAGACGGAGTTCTCGATGTTACTTGGGAAGTAGCAAAAGATTTAGACTATGGGTGGTGTCCATTCTGTGGCCCAGTAGATAGCAACATTAAAAGGTTATTGCATAGCGGGTGGTATTGCAGTAATTGTGACACTAAATTCAGGTATACTGGCAAACAGAATAGTTAGCTAACCCCTAACCTGGGCAGTAGTTTATACTGCTCAGACAGGGCTTAGACTAGCCTAATAAAATAAGGAGGGAGATTGAGACTATGGAATACAAAATACAAATAGGCGGTAAAGTGAGAGGACATAAATATTCCGAGTGCGGTTCCTTTGCAGAGCCATGCGAATACTGTAAAACACCGTTTAGTGTTGCTCTTAACTATGGCGGAGATTGTCCTGGTAGTGATGTTAGGGCTTTTAGAATATCGGCATGGCGGAAATATATTGAGGAGTGTTCCCTATCTGATAATAGAACTGAGGATCAAATAATTAAATTAGCAATAGCTAACGCACACTAGGGGCATAGCCTAATAAAATACATAAGGAGGTAGGATTATGACACAGTGTAGTGAAAGGGTGAGTAGTGATGGGTGGCATTATTATCACAGGGCGTATTGTTTACCTGAGTGTGAACGCAAGGCTGTAGTAGAACGAGATGGCAAGCCTTATTGTAAGATACATGACCCTGAGTATAAGAAGCAGAAGGATGCTAAACGTGAAGCACAGTATAGGGTAAATAGTTGCAAGCAGTGTTCTTACCACTTCCCTTATGACTTTTACTTGTATTGCCCTATCTGTAGTACTAAAAGGAGTTAGCCCATAATAAGCCTAATAATGAAAGGGGAGATAGATGAATATAGACTATCGTGCAATCCAAGCAGAGCTTGACCAGTTGGCTAATCCGGTTGATGATAACGGACACCATCACGGAGCTAGGATAGAGATCAAAGTCAGACCGGACAAGGGCATGGCCGTCTCCGTCGGTATAGATGAATACGAGAGAGATAATAAAATGGGCTTTAGAATCAGGCTTAATCCTTCAAAAATTAGGTGCGAAGGGAAGCTATCAGAGTGCTTAGACTATGCAAAAAGATGCGTAACCTAACAAATATAGGAAAGGGATTAAACTATGTGGCTACTGTTGATAATTGGAATTGCTTTCGTCTGGTTAATGTATGAGACGAACTGGCTACGAGTGCAATTGGTTTATGGATTGCCCGAGTATAAGCCGATTACTGCCAAGCTAACCAAAGCACAATTAAAACAAAGCTTGGCAGAGAACTATGCCTGGGATAACTGTTTAAGTGCAATAAATTATGCTGATGGCAACTTTGAAGTGCTTGACTTCTGCGTAGAGGACTATTTGAGTGTAGTCGAGCAGGAAATAGGTTTGAGGTCTATGCCCTATCATGGCCGGCACAAGGCTTTAATGCCCGGATGGGATAGCAACCAACTAGAGGTAATGAGGCAAGTCTATTCTGGTATGAAACCATATCAAGGGGGGGTTTATGAACATCTACGAGATGTGTAAGCGCCATTACTTGAAAGAACATCTTGGAATATTGCCAGGATGGAATTGGTTAGAGGACCACGAACATGACCTAGATGGATGGGAACCACAAGTCGAGTTAGATTTTGGCAGTTACAGACAAACGATGCGACTGAAAAAGCCGGAGACATTGAAAGAGGTTATCAAGGCAAATAAATAGGAAAGGAGAGATGTCATGTGTGAATTTGTAAGCTGGATTGAAAAGGGGGACAAGGTTTATTTCCTGACAGGTGAGCAGGTCTTTAACACCAGGAAGGGGGAGGCTTTGCAAAAGTGGTGTGGTAGCCCTGATGACTACATTGGGCATGGGGCTATCAGGCACTACTATGGATTAGAGCAGGATGAGGGAACAAACAAAGAATGTACCAACTTCTCCACACCAAAAAACTTTCCCAGTGTTATCTCGGAGGCAATAAAGAATGGTAAGATGAGAGGGCTGGCTATTGAGCTTCAATTACTCACCAAGCCAGCCTTTGCTGAGTATGCGAAGGTAAAGCAGCAAGCCTATGCTGAGTACAAGAAGGTAGAGCAGCAAGCCTAT